AATTCTCTTAGTATAGTTGAGAAATCTGCACCTGCAAATACACCAGCTCCGCTCAGCAGAGCCCCGATTGGTTTTTCGGTAGGTACTGGTTTTATTGGTTCATACTCAAGATATGGTTTTTTTGGAAGACCTGGCTTACTATAGTCCCTTTCTAGGAAGTCAGCATACTCTCCTTTTTGTTCTGCAAAACTGGGTGCTGGTTTAGTCATACCAGGTATATTTGCAATGATAGCATTTACAAACGCCTCTGGATTGAAACTATTTACAAAATCTTCTACTGTAGGTTCATTGAATTTAGATGGATTTTCTCTTTGTAGAAAATCAGGATATGACCAAGGCTTGTTCTCTCTTTGTAAGAAATCAGCATAATCCCAAGGCTTACTGGCATCTCCCTGTGCCTCATACTCTCGCCTTCTATAGTCAAGATGTTCTGGGGTTTCTTTTCCAGTAAGTGGGTCTATTCCAGCTGCTAACAAGGCTGCTGTATTTGCCAGGGTAGCAGCTGTGTTATCAGCTACTGCTCCGGTATTTTCTGGATCGGTAAAAGTTTGGGGGATGGTATCTTCACCAGGAAATTGATTTCTGTTCTGCCACAAGCTAGTAATAGGAACCCAGAAAGAAGCACCATCAGGAATGTTCCACATACCCTGTTCTAATTGTTTCTTTGCAGTCTCATTTAGCATATCCATAGCATATGCTACGGCCCTGCTATCTCCCCTTAGTTGTCCCCACTGACCATCTTCATACTGAACTACCTGAATATCACCTTTCTTTAGATCAGTAATACCCATCTTTTCCATCATGTTCTGAGCATAGTTTATCCAAGCAGTTATTTGACCTTCTGCACTTGATGGAAAGTCTAACTTTCCTCCCCAAGAAGGAGAATCTATCTTAACTTCCAGAGTTATTTGTCCACTGTCTATGGCAGCTTGCCACGCTTCTTTGAAAAAGTCAGGATCCAACTTTTCACCAGACTCTGTTAATTTTTTAGCAAGTTCTACTACTGATGTATATACTAACTGTCCACCAACATTAAGTACAAGAGCAAAGTCGTCTAAGCCCTCGTTAATAGCACTAACCTGTGCTGGAGTTTTAGCAGCATCTCCTAACTCTGGTGATGTAGCAAATGCAAGTTGATTTGCTCTTGTATCTTCTATAACTTGTTTTAGTACAGCATCAGTCGCAGTAGCAGGTTCTCCTTGATTCATTATATTTGGAAGAGGATATCTGTTAAATTCTGTCCTAGATACCATCTCTGCAGTACTTCTAGCTAGGGTACTTTTATATCCAGCTATTTCTTTCTCTTTTCCACCAATCAATGCAAGAGCTTCTGGAGTTCCAAGTTTTTTCAATGCCTCTATCTCATTATATAGATCAGATACTTGTGTTGTCATAGTAGTAAGACTATTAACTTGTTCTATATCTCCGTATGATACCAGATCTAACAGAGCTTGGTACGCCTCTTTAGTATTATCAATATCTGCTGAAGATGCTATTAATTCATCCCCGTAGGCAGCCATTAATCTGGATGCTTTCTCTGTGAAAGTTGATAATACATCCATTTTTCCGGTATATGCTGTTGGGGTAATTGTTCCTTTTATAAGTTCATCAAGAAACTCTTCTTCTCTTTGTTTAGTAATAGTGGTAATATAAGAACCAAAGTCAGTTTGTTGCTCTTTCTGTAATATATCAACAGGTCTTATCTTTGAGGAAGAAGGAATGTTTCCAGCTGCTACATCTTCTGCAGCTTTTGTATCTACTAACTTCTTTCCTTCTGCATCTAACCAACTGTATAAAATTCCTTCTGTAGTTAGTTGTTTAAATTTATACTCTTCTCCCTCTGGCAATGGACCACCAAACCCTGTTCCACCCTGACCCTGTACCATAGTAGAAGCTACTGTATTTGACACAAAAGCCCATAGCTCAGCGAACAGCTGCTTTGATATACCACCCTCAGTTCCAGCTCCTCCTAGAATGGTTCTACTAGTTTCTTCGTATTCTACTCCTGTGGGAGTTTCCCTAGATATAACACCACCTTTGATATTAGATAAATCAAGATCCTTAGTAGCTACAGATACAAATGTTTCCGCTATAGCCTGTCCTACGGATGCTCCTATGAAACCAGCCACAGGACCTCCGCCGAGGGTAGCACCAATAGAAGCTCCTATCAGGGCTCCGGTAGCACCAGCTCCTGCTTTTTCTCTACCAAATTCGTCTGTTCCTCCGCTGTATGCTTTTAGATTCTGTATAATAGGACCTATAGCTGCTAAAGTAGCAGAAAGGGCAATCCCAGTTAAATTTTCTGCAGAGCCAAACTTAGCTCTTACTTGTTGAAATCCTTCAGGTGTTCCTGCTCCACCGAACATTGGGTGAAGATTTTGATTTCCTAGTGTAGCTTGGGTTCTTACAGTTTGTTGTCCAAGAAGTACGTTTCTAGCAAAAGTTCCTTGCTGATTTACTTCTTTTCCAGTTGGCCCAGCTCCTCCTGTCATTCCTGTTACTGCAAGTCCTAATTGAGTAGCTAGATTGGTCTTCCACAGTGGACCTTGTGACTTAAGTAAAGCACCAACACCAAGGGAAATAGCAAGTAGTGGACCTGTTTTCCCCATTGCCTCAAATGCTTTATCAGCTGCTTTTGCTATAAGTGTTAGTAAATTAAGAATTGTTTGGAAAACATCAAGAAGACCTCCCTCGTCTCCAAGGCTTTGAGCCAGTGACTGCATTCCATTTTGTAATCTTGTCATTGCTGTTTGAACAGTTTCTAACTGTTTAGCAAGTGCAGCTGCAGCAGCACCCTCAGAATCTTTTTGTGCATCTATTATTTCTTGTATTCTTGGTTCTGCCTCAATAAAACCAGCTGTAGGAGCCTGTCTCCTTGCACCTCCTCCTATAGCTGTGGTAAGTTTATAATAAGTTGTTTCAGATAGTAACCCAGATGTTTTAGCACTATAGAGATCCGACTGAATATCTAACAGGGTTCTCATATCCCCAGATACAGTTTTAGTAGCAATACCTACTCCTTCTAGTGCTGCAATTGCCTTATCAGATTGAAAACCAACTACAAAGGCTCTTGCCATGTTAGCGGCCTCTCTCCCACCAACTCCCATCTGTTCAGATGTAACTGCTAATATAGCAGTAAGTTCCTCGTTAGAAAGACCTGCTGCGTTAGCTGCCTCTCCAAGTACAGAGAAACCAGTTGCAAGAGTGTCTAAGCTTACATTAGCTGCTTGTGTAGATACCTTTACCCACTGATCTAGCAAGTGAGTACCCCCCTCTAAACTAGATCCTGATTGTTTAAGAGCAGACGCTAAAATGTCAATAGATTCTGCAGCAGTTAGAGAAGATAATTTAGAAAGAATAAGAGCATCATTCATTAGTTTGGTAGCTACTGCTGTTCTTTCCAATGCACTTCCAAGCCCACCAGTGGCCTGATATGCTTGTGAGAAGTTTACAATAACATCAGATATGTTCTCACCCATGTCATTGGCTGCTTTAGCTGCAATATCAAAGATATCCCCCATCTTTAGGGTAGAATCACTTACTGCAATAGAAGCATCAGCGAGTTTAACCTCATTATCTATCATCAACTTGGTTAGCTCTTGTATTTTCCTCATAGGTCCATAGATAAGACCAATAGCGATTGTCCACTTGGCTAATTCTCTAAAGTCCCTCGCTACTGAGGAAGCAAATGTACTAAATTGTCTAGAGGTAGATGGAAGAACTTTACCTGCATCATCTGTAAACAGTTTAAGTTCTTTTCTAACTCCAGAGATAGCATCTGTAGTTCTAAAGGTGGCCTGCTGTACTCCAGCAAGTCCAGACTCTCTTGTACCAACAATATCCCCAGCGTTATATCCCTTCTCCTGTGCAATCTTATATGCGTTTGACCACCTACCTTTAGGATCAGTTACTGTTTTTATGGCAGGATATATTTTCTCTGCTTCGGCTACTCTTTTCTGATCTGTTTTCTTAGCAGCTGCATCCATGAGTGCCCATCTTTCTTCATAGGCTCTCTTGAGATCCCTATTATAAATTTCTTCTCTTCTTGCGGGACTAGCTGCTTTGAATGCTTCCTGTCTTTGATTCCACCTTTCTGGAGAAGGCATACGAGGAGCCTTGTTTACATCTACAGAAAACTGTTCAGTTCCAGTAAGATTTACAGGGGCTGCTGCTGCGGATGTTCTAGATTCGGTTGCTAGTTTATTATAGTCTTCCAAGACTTTTAGATTGTTTGAAAGTCCGGTATATGCTCTTTTGAGAGCAGCTTCCGTCTTTTTTACTTGGTCTTCCACTCCAGTTTGAGTAGATAATACCTGAAGCTTCCCTATAAGTCTCTCGATAGATTTTGTATATATGTCTGCAGCCCCAGCAGCCTTTAAAACTTCGGAATCTGGAGCTAGATCAAGGACAGCTTGCTTTCTGGTTTTAAGTTCCTCTACTTTTTTAGACTGCTCTGCTGATTTAGATCTTAGTTCTTCCGCTGTCTTAGTATACCGTTCCCTTGTGTGACCACCAATATTCTCTCCTCTAGCAAGGGTCTCATTTCTAGTTGCCCTTGCGTTAAGTGCATCTATTTTAGTAGTAGCAGCAGTAATACGAGCTTCGAACTTAGCTAGTATTTCAGATGCCTTATTATAAGCATCGGTTATTGAAGTAACTAAAGGAATGGATTCTTTTATACTTCTATTTAGATCATCTACTTTATTGGTGGGCATATTTATTCCTCAATATCTGTAATTATTATTGTTTGATCTTCTTCCCTTTCATTTTGTTTGAATACTTTGTTCAACCATTCATCTAGATCATCTGATGTACCATCCCAAATAATATCATCTGGTGGTCTCTTCTCTCTTGGCATTTCATTGAAAGTATCTATCTGCTGCCTCTTCCTTATTACATAACTTATTGTATAAGGAACATCAGGAAGCCTTGTCAGCTTTTTATCTAATGGGATTTGCAACGCCTTTGACATATTCCAAATAGCTGACAGGGCGTTGCTCCCTGCTATTTTTTTAGGTGTTCTGATTCTACTTCTAATAACTGGTACTCTTCTATTAGTTTACTTTTTACTTCACGAGGAAGATTATCAAACTCTTCATATGAATCAAATAACTTCTTAGTTAGATTTTTATTTGTGTATGTACCAAAGAAGGCACAATACTCTCTAAATCTATTTAGAAGCTCTTGTTCACATAGTTCATCAGATAGTACCTTTATATAGATTTTATATAGCTCTTCTTCACTCTTTTTATCTAATTCTTTTCTCTGATCTTCTATATACTTTTCCAGCAGTTCTCTGATTGCCTTCTCTCTTACACTTGGGTAATCATCAACAGCCTGTTGAAACTTTTCTAATTTCTCGGTAGTGGCATCAGAACCAGGGTCTTTTGGTTTTGGGATAACTACTTCCTTCATAGCCCTTTTAGTATTTTCTCTCATTGTGTATATAACAATAGACTCTACAAGAAGCTCCTTATCAAGCTCTTCAATGTCTGGAATAAAAGCAAGCCTCTCATCAGACTCTGGGTCTCTAAGTGCTTTACGTAATTCAGCACTAAGTCTTAGAGAAGCTATTCTAGCTCTGTTATTATCTGCATCTCCTAGTAAACGGATATATACTTTCATATCCTTACCCTTTAATCCTGTAATTACACTTTCTTTACTCCAAGCAAATAGCTTTGAAATATCTACATCGTTATGTTCTACTATTGGCATTTCCTCTTCTCCTTTGTTTCTGATAATTAAAAGGGGCTATAAAAGATTTATTGTCTTTCATAGCCCCGTGTCTTTCATCCTTTATGGCTTTCCTAAATTATTTTATTGTTAGTTCATTGCTCCAGAGTAGACAACACACTGAGCGTCTGCACTCTTGAAGTTGAATACTACTTGAGCGTTGTTGTTTACGTTCTGGGTGTATGAGTCTCCCGTAATTGTAATAGATGGGAGATAGACTGTCTTTAGAACAGTGTATGGTGCTTCCTCATCACAAGGATCCATTAGTTCAATCCTTAGTGAGATTAGTACCTCTGCACAACCCTCACCAGGCATCCACTCAACACCACTTACAATAACTCCGTCAGTTAGGAGTTCAATAAGATCAGTGTCGGTATCTAGTACTGTAATAGTACCATCAATAGTTGGAATCTGGCTTTGATATCCAACAATAGCTCTACTTCCAAGTTCCTTTACAGGCTGTGAGTTCAAGTTACCGTTAATGGTTACTGACTGCACTCTTGAAATATCATTTGCTAGAATTTGGATACCAACATCTTTACCCTTAATAGCTGCTGGGATGGTGTCGTCATTTATGTCTGTCCAGTTATCCCCAGTTGGAATTGCGTGGTATACTGCAATAACTTGTAATGTTCTTGAGTCGAAAGTAGTAAGTGTAACTCCAGATACACTGTATTCTCCAGTTGCAGGAGCTGATGGTACTTCTGTTAGATATTCTCCATCTAAGATAACTGATAGTAATTTGTTACCATTTTTTAACTGGATTGGTGTGTTAGTTAGGGTGAATGTTTTAGTTCCGGTTGAAAACTTATCTACAATAACATCATTCTTGAACCACCTTCTTTCTGAACCAACTGCGGTGTAGTCTTCGGTTGCTTCTCCATCAACTGTATAGCTGAATGAGAAGTCTCTAACTTGTAACTTTTTAGCGTGACCTGATTTTACGTAATCCTGAGTAGCTGCATCCTTTGTAAACAGGATTGCATCTATATTTCCTAAATTCACAATATCAACACCAGAAGCAGGAAATGCTGCAGGATTCGTACCAGTCATTGCTGAAAATATTTTAATACTGGTGTCAAAAGCGGAGAATGAGAGTGTTACATTTGGGGTGTCTTTACTATCCCCTACGTGTAATGGATTCCCAATCTCATCTACTGTGGTAGAAGGAATGTCTGTACCAAGGCTCAGTCTCTGAACTCTTGATGCCTTAAAAACATCTTTGGAACCAACTATGTGTAGTTGGGTCTCCTTTGATGGAACTGCTAATCTTTTTGCCATTATGTATCATCCTCCAATTCAGAACAGTTAATCGTTCTGAAGTATAATGTTCTGTGCTAGGATAGAAATGTCGGCTCTGTAGTAAACAGTACTGACAAGTTCTGGGTCTATTCTAACAACCTTTATTCTTCTTTGTAAAATATCGAGGTGTCCTATCTTTGTTTCTGTTGGAACACCATCAGTGATTTCATATACTGGAATTCCATTTCTTAATTCATTGTGTATCTTGTATGCAAATTCATCTCTTGTGGTTTTGTTCTTTGCAAAGACATCTATGTACCAAGTCCTAATTCTACTTCCAGATCTATCTCCGAGCTGAAACATATCTACCGCAGTATCATCCCACTCCACTGAAATAGTAGGAAGTGTCAGTGGTTCATCTGGGTATCCATCTACAATAGACATTCCCTTTACTGAAGTAAATAAACTTTTTAGCCAATAGTATATAGCTAAATCCTCTTTCCGCTCAAGATACATTTGAAATCCTCCTTAATTATCATAGGAATTATAACCTAAAACTGCTAATTATACCCAATATACTAAAAAACTATACCAAAATCACTCAATATACCCTTCAAACTTATTCTGAATCTCTTTCCACCAGGAGCTGTGATTTCCACCCTACCCTCTGCTGTAATTATAATCTCCCCTCGCTTTCTTGTATTAAGTGCTTCTAGAACAGCTCTAACCTTGTCCTGAGAGTAAGGTCTATCATAGGCTATAACTCTTGCAAAGAACTCCTGCTCTGCGGAAACTTGGGTAGATTTTACTACTGTCTTTACTTTAGGAGCAGGTCTGTTTATTTGCTCCTTTAATATCTTTATCTGAGTATCTACTTCTGTAATCCCATCTTGAAGAGTACCCATAAGCTTTCTGAGCATCTTGAGGTCTTGTCTAAGTAAATTCTTCCTTTCATCCCTTTTTTTTACAAATATTTCCGTTATCTTTGCAATAGTATCTCTTACAAAGTATGTTGGTTGTGGAGATGGATAAGCAGTTCCTGAACCTCCCATTCCAAAGATTCCCTTATCAATGATTTCCCAATATGGAGCTGGCTTTCCTGCAAGTTCTAACCTCTTTCGCATTGTCCACCAGTACTGTTCAATAACCATCCCAGTTACATCACGTTTACCATACTCTTTTGTTTTTCTATTAAACTTTCTTCTATAGGCAGGTTTTCCCTCTCTAGCAGGACCATAGTACATAACCTGCCAAAAGTGGCTTGCCATTTCCTCAGTATTTACGTTGAAGGGTCTTCCATGATCTTCATTACTTTCATTATACTTCTTGTTTATGAGAATAGTTCTTACCCTCAATATAGCATTAGCCCAATCACTCATGCTTCCTGCTGTTAAATTCATATTTATTACAACTGAGATGGCTTCGCTTCTTCCTAGTTTAGTTAGTTTGATTGTTCTAGGGTCTCTCGCTGCTAGTAGAAGTCCTGTAGTAAACAATGGGGTATTATACTCCCTGTTTGACATAAGTGCTTGTCTGATAGTAGTTACTAATGTCTTGTTAGGAGTTCCACTTCCCTCCATCTCTGCTATAATAGAGTTTATGTACTGTCCTGCTAACTGGTCTGTAACATAGTTTTCTGCCTTTTCAACGTTAAGAAACCTCTCCATTATCTTAGCTCTTTCCGTTTCGAGACGAGAGATTTCCTTGAGCATAGTAGCGGAGGAATTGGTTTCTTTTGCGTATGCCACCGCTCCTTTTTTAGAAATTGCTGCTAGTTCCGCTCTTGCTACAGTCAGAAATTCTTTGAACATTCTATTCAAATACC